ATCCCACTTTCACCAGGTCTCCCCCGGTGACGGCCGCAGCCGCCGTGAACGGCAGCTCAAACCCATTTTTAAAAACCTGATTTTTCATTGCGAATATTGTTTTATGGAAATTTTTCAGTGAATTGTAATTACCCGTGCCCCATCGGGAGCACGGGTAACTTTGCCGGTCTTAGTGACCGCAGTTCCAGTAGAAACCACGGTAATCAACCAGGCCGCCGTTGAAGTCATGGCGCACTTTGATCTGGATTCCGTCCACGTCGAAGCCAATCTTCTGCTCAACATAAGGGCCAGTCTGGCCGTCCAGTGTTGAATAGGCAAGCATGTCGATCATGGCGGGATCTGCTCCCATGTACCATCCGTACTGATCGGTGAGCAGGGGCTCCACGATCGGTGTGAGGAAGTTGGCAAACGGGTTGATCTTGCCGGATTCGTATGCCACGAAGTTCTGGCTGGTGTACTGAGAAGCAAGGGTTTCCAGTTCGGGAGGAACGATGATGTACTTCGGGGTGACATTGATCGGCTGCCCTTCAAGGCCAGTCTGACGACGGATCTTGGTTTTTGCAGCGGTCAGTGTGTCAATCGAAATGGCACCACCCGAGGTAAGAACGCCGTTTTTATGTTCGGTTGAGAACAGGCGCTTGGTGTCGTTCATCACGGGATTTCCGGTTACCAGGCCCCACATGATGGCATTTTCCTTGCGGCTTACGGCATTGGCGATCGCTTCTGCGGCACGGGAGAAGGCATTCAGATCATCATTGATGATGGTCTTGCGGGTGATGGGGATGATTTTACCCCAGGTCTTCAGCGACCAGGTTTCTTCATCATCCGTGAACTTCGCGGTCTTGTATTCGCCGTGTTCAGGGATCTCGTCGAGAATCATACCGCTGTCAAATTTAACGGCATGGATTTTCTTGAAGTCCGCAGCCGGCCAAAAGCGGGCAATCAGTTTCCAGGTTGCCGGCAGGGCCTCATACCGTTTGGTAAGAGTCTTGTTGATGGCATCCTGCAGGATATAGGGGAAATCGGTGGTGGTCAAGGCACGTTCAGCAAGTTCACTGGTACGCATGCCACGGACTTTTACTCCCGACATCTCCAGGCATTCGCGCGAAAGGTCAATCAGGGAGAAATGCCTGAATTCCCTTGCTTTGTCCGAGATTTTGTCAGGGGCAATACTGTCCGGATTCGAGCGCAGCAGGATGGCATCGGTCATTGCCGATCTCACCTGCAGCTTTTCATCACCCACGTATGCGACCTGGCTCGGGGGTGCCGGTTTGTGCGGATCAGCCTTTGCGAATTCGTCAATGACGAGAGCGCGGGCCTTGTCGATGGAAACGCCATCGGCAATGAGTTTGTCGGCAAAGGTCGGATCCAGCTTCGCGGTTCTCACTGCGAGGGTGATATCCTGTACTCTTTGACGTTCTGCAGTGGCAGCCAGTGACCGTTCTTTATTCAGGTCAGGCTGCACAGGTTCAACCTGTTTTACAGGTTCAGTGACCGGATCGACGGTCTTTACTGGTTCGTCCATGTTACGTTGGTTTAAAATAATGATTGATTGATATTTGGATTCACTTTCCGATCTTACCCCGCTTTTTGGGTCGGCCTGAACCGGAACAAAAGATATTTCAGCTGGCTCCCAGTCGATGGCACGCATGTTGGGAATTCCATTTGCGTCCACCCCTTCCTGCTGGTAAGCATAAACCCGGTAACCGCAGGAGATGTTCCTGATGATACCGCTTTTCACGTCCTGGTATATCGGCTCTACCTCTGCACGGTCCGAGAAACGAATGGTGGCATCACACCTGTTATTGGAAACATCACACCTTTCTACCACGCCCAGGATTGCGCTCAGGCTCCATTTGTTGTGCGTATCCAGCACCGGGGCTCCCGATTGCATCCGTTCCATACGGATATGCTTTGGGTCGCACGACAGAATTTCATTGAAGTAACCATCCTGCCGGGGTGATATGTTCCAGTCGCGGTCCATAACTGGCGTTTCCGTGGCAAATGTCACATCCACGGTCCGGTCCTTTTCATTCACCGTCATGGGGGCACTGCGGGTCCTCAGCGACAGTTCGATTTTCTTTTCCTCATTCATTTTACGTCTCCTGTAATTTTGTTTTTCACCGACTGCCTGTAGTCAGATACGAACAGCAGGCCATTCTCATCAAGCTTCTTGTTCCATTCTGCACTTTCTGCAAGGAACTTTTCAGGGTCATTCCCCAAGGAGCTTAATACCTCCGGGTGGCTGATAAATCCCGATTGAACCTGCGCCATCATGCCGTTTGTTTCCTTTAGCGGATCAATCATTTCCCTTCTCGGGGGCGTCCATCCTGGTATAAAGTCAGAATAGATTCCTTTCAGGTTTGCCCCTGTCAAAAACCAGTTGTATGCAGGCTTACAGAACTGTTCGATCATTAAATCATTTTGCCATTCAGTAATGTTCCGGCTCATTTCTATCCACCCCATACGTCCAGATGAGAAGTTCACGTTTGAAAGATCGTTGGTAAGAGCCTCGTAAGTGATGCCATAGGCGGAAGCAACCCCGAGCAATACCCTTCTGGCATAACCCTCCTGGCCTTGTGCGGCTGGTGGTGTAGCAAAAGAGATTCCTTCTCCTGGTTTCAGATTTTCAATGGTCCCGGGTTCAAGTCTTTCATATCCCTTAGCTTCATCATCTTTTGATGAAAACCCCGTATCTTCCGTTTTGGTTACGAAAGCAGCGAAACAGGCTGCTATCTTCTGCTGCATCAATACCGCATCTTCAAAATCGTCAAAGTCGCGCATCTTGATCATGGCGGCAGCTGCCCATGGCACCCCGCGTGCCTGTCCCGGACGTTCCTGGATAAATACATGGATTACCTCATCAGCTGGCACGAATTCAGAAAGCAATTCACCCGAATCCATCGGATGGCGATGATAAAGCCAGTAGCCGATGATGCGGCCCTTGTTATCATATTCCACACCCTGCATCTGCCATCCACCTTCTGGTGTTTTGAACATCTGCTTCGATTCATCAAGCAGATCCGCTTCGACAACCTCGAGACATACCGGGATGATACGAGAGCTGTCCCTGCGCTTGCGGATGATCACCTCACCATCACGCACGACACATCCCATAGCCTGACGTTCAAGGCCATACAAGGTCTTTTTACGGTTCCAATCGCATTCGGTGGTTTCACCCCACCTGTGCCACAGGTCCGCAATTTTCTTGTTCTTTCCGGAACCGGTGAATCTCGGCATGATACCCGATCCCACTACATTATTCTTGATGACCCTGATTGCATTGTGAGCGTAGGTGAAATTGCGATCCAGCTCCCGCGACCTGTTACGGATGGTCCGTAAACGGAAAATGGCCTCCCTATTTGGAGAAGTGCCAGGCGCAAACCAACCTTCTGTGCGGTGTGTGATGGCCGCAGCATCATACGATCGCTGACTGAATCTGGTTGATTGGGTCTTCATGATATCGACAACCATTCGGGACCGAATGCGTTTTGCTTCGGCTGACGGTGAGAAAAACCCGATGATGTTATCAACGATCATATCGAATTGATGTAAATGTCACCCCCGTCACCGGGTTCAAATGATTGGCTGGCCCCAAGTCCTTTGTTGAATACCGCTTTTGTCCGAGATTGCTTCCCCGTGTTCAGGTCCTGCCGCATGAGGGCACGCAGCCTGATCATCTCATCAAGGCTATGGTACGTAACGGTTTTATCACCATAGGTCACCGACTTTGTGCCGGACGCAATGGCGTTTTCAAGAGAAGTAAGCTGCGCAAGGGTAAAGGCCATAAACGAGCTTTAAAAAAGCAAATTTATGTCCGGTTTTAAGTTTCAAAGAGTGATTTGTATTAACAATGGGGTTATTGTTAATAACTATTCAAAAGGAAGGAACATTTTTGAGGTACTTACTTTTCCCAAAAGCTTGATTTTTTGGGTTTTAACTGATTTTCGGGCCGTTTTGATGTCGGCTGTGAGAGCATTTGTTTCCAATCATCATCAGTAAACCGGTCCAATCTGGCCACCGTGGCGGCGGCACGGGCATACACCCGGCAGTCAAGGGGCTCATTTCGGGCATATTTCTTGACCCACTGGTACTTGCGATACCCCTTTTCAAGCCTGAATTCAAGCTGTTCGGCCGTAATTCCCTTGAAATATTCAGGTGAATACTGGGGAAAATGGCAATAACCAGGGGGAACCACGCCATCTTCACCGATCCTCTGCCGGAGCCATCCGTACAATTCCGATTTCAGAAGCGAAACACCCACGTTGAAAAGCCGGAGCTTGCCAGCCTTTTTCCCCTGTGGTGACAGGTCCACCCACTTGGGCGATCCAATGATCACCGGCTGCCGGTCCTGCCCCTTCACCGGGATTACACGGGAGATATCGAACCTTCGGCAGAAGTCATATACATGAGAGGTATTGTACCCGGTATCCACAGCCATCAGGCGCAATGGAAGCATAGTGCCATCCTCCCGGATCCACTGCTCATTCACAATATCGGCAAGTTTCCCCCACACGGCCGGTCCCGAGGTGTCCCCATCCAGAACCCGGTAGTCCAGCGAGTAAGAAACCTTATCACGGCACCATCCTACAATCTCAACCTCCAACCGGTTCGCCTGTACGTCAACTCCGGCAGTGATGAAACCAACCTCCTTGCATGGATTGTTGGTCGGGTACTGCTCCCGGCGATCATAGATCCCCTCCCACTCCGGCGCCTCTCCCCTTTCCTTCCATGTTTCACCCAGTACCGTGTTCACAAACACCTTCAGGTCATTGGGATTGTTTTTGGCCTTGGTAAAATCAGATATCGCTTCCTCCCACGAATACCAACCGAGGGGAGAATAGAGCGACGAAAGGTGATACCCCACACGCTTCACGTTCGCTTTCGACGCATCTGCAGCCACCCAGGTACCCGCCTCGAGCATCTTGGTTTTGTGGTGTTCTTCGATGCGTTCTCCGCACGATTCGCACTCATAATAGGCCGTGCCAAAGTTTTCCAACTCCCACTTCAGTTGTGCCCATACCAATCGCTGGTAGGTCCCGCAGTGAGGACATGGCACATGGTAGTATCGCTGATCTGTTTCAAGGAATTCACGTTCAATAGCCGACTTTCCTTCGATGGTTGGGGTGCTGCACTTGTAGATCTTCTTCCGGGCGAAGGTCCGTGTACGGGCCATGGCCAGCTTGATGGGTGATCCTTCACCGTCAAGGTCTTCCGGGTACCCGTCGATCTCATCCAGGAACAAATATTTCACCGGCATAGACCGAAGACCTACGGCACTGTTTGCCCCCGTCATAACGATCACACCGCCATTGAACTCCTTCTGCAGCATGGTATTGCCCGAATCCCGTGAGCGTTTCGGTTTCAACTTCAGCCGGAGCCGGTGGGTGGCTTCCACCATCGGGTCAAACCTGATCTTGCTATTGCGCTTGCACATCTCGTCGGTGGGCTGAACCATGAGCATAGGTCCTGGGCTGATGTCGATCATGTATCCCACCCAGTTGAACCCGAGTTCAGAGGCTCCGATCTGAGCTCCCTTCATCAAAACCACTTCCTCACAGGGATCGTTGGCCGAAAGGTGATCCATGATGTCTTTGCTGTACGGCGTTCTTGATGTTCGCCACCTGCCGGGCTCCGCACTGGCTTCCGGCGAAAGAAACCGGTACCTGTCCGCCCATTCTGAAACCGAAAGGCGCTCATCCGGCCGGATTCCCTCCTGGAGTGTTCTCAGCAGCTTGATGTCGGGTACCTCGATCATGTCCTGTACTCCGGTAAGGTTGAAAGTGACTGCAGTACCTGGTCGATCTCGCCCTGCAGGAGGATGTGCGCTTCGTTTCGTGATGGAGAGCTCAATACCTGGTCGATGATCCGGTCCGAAATACCCTGAAAGTTGTTACGTATCATCCTGGAAAAGTCGAAAAATACCTTTTCGATCACATCCACTTTCACCAGTGACCCCCTTGCTTCCTCCAATTTTAGCTGCTTCATCTGCGTTTCAGCAATCTGACCGAGCCTTTGAGCTTCCGCGAAGGTCGTTTTCTGCGTTATTTCAGGTAATATTTCATCCGCAAACGGGTCAGCTTCGTCCGTTTTTACAGGTATTTCTGCCGTTTTCGGTGCTTCTACAACCGGTGCAAGGGTTCTGCGAAACAATCCAGCCTGTTTACCACCTGACATTCTGTCATTATCAGCTGGTTGCCGTGCGTTTTTGGTTTTTCTTCGTGATTGCCGGTAGTGTTTTCCCCAGGCATCTTCGGCTATGGCGAGATTAATCTGTGGCCACCCGTTTTCCCTGGTCGAAATTGCCTCCTTCGGGATCTTGCCGTTCTTGATGGCCCGGGCAATGATCACCACGTCACACCCGATCATTCGAGCGTAGCCTTGCTGGGTGATGTATTGCGGTTCGGGTTCCATGTGCTTTGTTTTCAGATCAACATGCAAAAGTAACACCACTTTTGCTTTTCAAATACCATTGTTAACAACTTTACCGACAAATCATATTG